AGGATTTACTGAAGGCATTGCCGGTTGATTTATTTAAAATATGTATGCCATCTGGGTAGTCATAGCCGGCAGAATCAAGCCAGACTTTGATACCCCTAAAATCATTAAACTTGTTCTTCGATTCCATACCCAAATCACCGTTTATTATCCATTCATAAAGACTGTGATCCATTGCAAAATTAACAGTACAATCAATCTTCTCATATGCTCTATTTATGCCAATCACCAGTTCATTTTTGAGCTTAGAAAATTTAAAATCCTTTAAGCTTTTGCCGCCTCCTATGATAAAACATCGCTGATCCTTCCAGGAGTTATCAGGCATTATGTCAAAAAACATCCTTGTATTTTCATAATCAAGAATCGGCTGCTGTCTATCAAATCGTGAAAAGCCTTCGCTCTGTTTCCGCAATCTCTCCCAGTTCTGTTTTACAAGCCTCCGTTTTTCCCTATTCTCCAATCTCTGCTGCTGCATATCCTCAACGATCTGGCTTACTACCTTTGAACTAGTAGTAATTAATTCACTCATTTTCCCTTCATGCCTCCATGTGTACGCCTGAAAATATCCTCACCTTTAAGCTCAACCTCATAGATTTCAAGGCATTCAACATCTGTTAAAGCTCTAAATTGATGATATATCCCAGGGCTTACTGTTGTAGATTCACCCGGCCAGATAACTGTTTCATCTGTAATGCCTTCATCTTTCCATATTTTAATTGCTAAATTTCCATTTATAATGAAAAACATATTGGACTTTTTCTTATGATAATGCTCTGAGCAAAATCCACCCTTCTTAATCTTCAGATGATTAACAGAAACGATCCCATTATTAAATATCTCCTCGGTTTCACCCCAGACTTTCCCGGCTTTTGACATAATTCAGGCCTCCTGTAAATCAATTTAAGCTAGGGAGCTAGCGTATAATCTAGCCCCCTAGTCTTTTAACCTCTCAATTAAGCAATAGCACATCGCTCTTGCTGATCAGTATCTCCAACAGCTCCACCGTAGGCCATCCAGCCTGCAACAGTGTCAACATATGCAAGCATATCAAAATCAGTAAATGTAGTCAGATCCATGCGATAACCAGCTTTATATTTCTTCTTAGGAAGTACAACATGATATTCAGTAGTCGTAGCCAGCATTGTAGTTGTGATCTGCCGGAAATTGTAATCAAGATGCTTCGGTGATCCTACATAATTATCCATCTGGAAATTCAAGGCCTGTTTTATTCGGCCTCTTAACTGCAATGGTACTAATACGATAAATGATACATTGTCTGGTGAAATAGCATAGCCTTTATTAGCACAGGCCAGCATGATTGTTTGAGCAGCCAGATTCATTGTTGCAACATCCCGGCTTGCTGTATAACCACGGGTCCCGGCTGCTAAAGTATCTGCTCCAACCTGCCAGGCAATAGCTGCTTTAGTGGCTGCGGCTGCTTCAAATAATGCGTAGAAAGTTGCAGCCCGAATCCGGAAAGCCTCGTTTCTGAATTCAATGGCATTATCCTCGATAGTCCAATAGTCCTGATTGTCGAAAAGGCTGCGATGCCAGTTTAAAGCTCCACCGTAATAGTCGAAATAAACATAATCCTTATCACCTGACATCTGATATACTTTCAGTTTCTCTCCGGTCAGCACTTTCTTGAATGTCAGCCCGCTTTGAGTGGTAACCATTGAAAAGCCATCCCGTCTGGAACCCGAATAATCTCTGATATCGAATATCTGCTCAAATCCGCTGTCGTAAAGCGGTACTTCATGGAATTTGTCAATTACTTCTTTCGGGGATGCCGGAAAGTCACCAAGTACAGTAAAAGCCTGCATTGCAGCTCGTTGAAATTTTTTCTTTTCCTGGAATTTTTTGCTTATAGCGTCTGATCCTCTAAACCTTTCTGGAGTGAATAAATCCGGATAAGAAAAAGCAAACTGAAGCGCCTGAGCTAATACTTTTCGTTGTTTCGGGTTTTCGTGATCAAAATCATCCCAAGCTTTTTTTGTTAGTATTTGCATTGTTATTCTCCCTGCGTGGCTTTGTCGCCCTTCAGATCTATTTCAACCGTAGTTGCCAGCTCTGCAGCCGGTTCAGTAGCAATCCCAATCCAGTAATATCCGCTTCGATAAACCGGACTAACAGGATTTCCCTGTATGCCGTCCCAATAAACTTTATCACCAGGAAGGAAATTCCAGCCGGTCTTAGCGACTTTATTAACTATAACCTTCTCAATGTGATAAACCAGTACGCCTTCCTCACCCAATACCCGCTCTGCGGCTTTCTTGCAGCCATCTGAATCGTACGTAATATCGGTAAAAAGTAAGCCTACTGTTTCCTGAATCATATAGAGCTTCCCTTCGTAATAGGTAACTCCTGCTTCAGCATGGGTGAATTTGAAACTTCGCCAATCACCCATAGGCGTTGATGTTCTAAAATTGTTTCCCAATTTCAGCTCCGGTCTTTGGTATTTGATTCGCCCAGATAATTGACCAGATTATCTGCCGGTTTTCGCCCTAACAGCCTGGCAGCTGTCAGCCGGTTTTCGCCCAGACGGTAATGGTAGGAACCGCCTGCCGGGTAAAGCTATTAATCAGGTATAAAGGAAGCATCTCCTTCGCCTTCTTCGTCTCCAGGCTCGGATCCGCCTTTTCCTTCTGTATTTTCTTCTGTCTTTTCTCCGTATATCTCATCAATTGTTTTCTGCTCATCTAACGTATCATCCATGAACTTGTCAACCTCTTTCTCAAGATTCTCAACATCTTCTGGGATAAAATTAGATTTCTTTAGTGTAATAAATTTTACCTGCTTATCGTCAAGTTTGCGGTCCTTTATCTTCTTGCTGAATAGGTCGTTGGCCTTGATCTTAGCCCCTTCAATTCCTATTTCCTTGATCGTGCTCTCAAATTTAGCTTCTTTATCTTTCCATTCCTTCTCGCTCTGCTCAAATTTCTTCTCTAACCGCTCATATCGCTTGATATTCCCAGACTCCTGGAAATGTTCTTGAATCGCCTTGTTCTTTCCAATCTCATCCATAGAATAAAGCTCATCAATTTGAATACGGCCTTCTGTGATCGCTTCTTTGATTTCTTTAAGTGTCATTTTTCCACCTTCCTTCTTACCATCGTCTTTTTTATTTGCAAATGCCTGAATCTGTGAGAGCAGAGTAGCCCCCGCAAATCCCGGCGTTTCCATCTCTGAACTGCTCAAGGCAATCCCGGTTATATCCCCTACATCTACATCGTGAATCTCGTCTCGAATATCCGGGTCTGAAGTAACCACTATATCAGCTTCAATAGATGCAATATTTAAAGGTAGTTTTCTATAATCAGGATAAATGTAAGCAATAGCAATCGCACTCACTTTGTCCTTGACCGTTCTGACTGTCTTACCTACAACCTCACCTATCGTTTCCCTGCCGGCATGACTTGAATCTAGATTGTGACCGTGGAATATCTTTGTCCCGAATTGCAAATTTTTCCATAGCTTCTTTATAGCAGATGAGAACCAGGTCATAACCTTTTGGCCAATGCCAACGAAGGTTGCCTTCACCTCGCCTTCATGTCCTACAACATAAGCCTGGAATAGCGGATGATCATCCTTTTGTTTAATCTCCTCGTACAGATTAGAGGGGATAATATTGAGGATCTCGGAGGCTGCCATATGCTGTAATTTTGCTAGTATTTTCATTTTATTGCTCTTTTTTCTAACCATTTTAAAAAATTATCCGGTGTATAATGGTTATCCTCAAGTTCTAAATTAAGGCGTTCTTCATTATATTCTTTTAGCAGCTGCTTAAATTCTAATAGGCTATATGATTTATCTATCATTTCTTCCCCTTAATAGTAGCCGGGATTACTTCATCATGTATATATTTTCTAGTTCCGACTATCATAACTTCAGGTTTAGTTATAATATTAACATTCGATGATTTTATCTTGCCCTCAACTTTCCTAGCTGTTATTTGGATAGTGACTATGGGATTGCGTTGCTCTAATCCGTATTCAATTTTTACGCCTTGAATCCCTTTTATTTCTTCTCCATCAATCTTTACTGTATTCCTGGGATCAATATCAGCTTCTCTACTTATTTCAATTAGCTTTGGTATGCTCATTGCTCCCTCATTTTCCCTTCAGCTAAAGCAGAAAGCTTATCAAATTCTTTCTTTGCTTTTTTATTTAGCATTGCCACTCTAAGTTTTATGCTAACAAGAAGAAAAACTAAGCACATAAGAAGCATTATTAACAACTTCATTTCTTCCCCTTCTTCTTAGCAGCCCTTGCCTTTGCCATACGCTTCTTAGCCATAGCCTTTTTGCTAAACTCCTCAATATTATGAGTCGTTATCAGAGGCCCGGCTGGCCCGACTAAAGGCTGCCCCTCGCCCAAATTCTTAACGCTTATCCCCCCTGTAGTCTTGTACCCAAGCTTTTTCCCTCGCTGGCTGTCCTTTTTAGCGTTTATATTTCTTGTTGTTATCATATCAATCTCCTGTAGCCGCTATAAACTTTCCGCCATGATCCTTACAATGCGCCCTTGCCTGAGCTACTGTCCAGGAATCAGCCGGATATAAATAGCTTCGTTCAGATGATCCTTTAGTACGTCCCGGCGCCCGGCCTATACGTACTATATAAGATTTACCGTTATGTGTGCGCTTCTGAGATCCTATCACTTTCAAATTTAAATTAATTTCACAGCTGTGATTATTCGGATACGGCATTAGTCCCTCCTCCATCCCCGAATATTTCCTTACTTGCCAAGTCAGTCTTTAAATCTTCATTTTCCTTCATAACCCGCTCAAATTCGCTTTTCTCTTTATCCTCCTTCCGCTTCTGTTCAGCCTCCATATCGAACCCAGGCAGTTTCTCCTGGAATGCTTCATCTGAAATCTTACCCGCAATAGCAGCCGGTAAATAGATTTTCTCAATGTGTTCATACTGCTCCTTCGTTATAATTGGAATAGTAACTTTAACTTTCTTTGGGTCCAGCTTCCGTAGCTCTGAATACTGAGCATTTAGCGCATTAGTCATTTCCATACCCTTTGCAATTACCTCATCATATGCCCCGATCCAAGTCTCCCGCTCTTTCAATGTCGATCCGCTTACAAGCTCCATGAGATTCTCCGAGGTTGAACGGTTCGACATCAAATCAGGGAAGCCTAAAAAGTGAACTGGTATGCCAGTTGTACCGGATATCATCTTTGCAAGAGTCGTTATTTCCTTCTCCAGCGATTCTATACCCTTAATATCAGGGCTTGCAAATCCAAGCTTGCCAGTATGTACGAACATCTTTTTAATTTTCCAGTTTACCTTTGCAACTTCAGCCTTAACCTTTTTAGCAGTTTCGGCATTCTCAACTTCTATATGCGGGATAGGCGATGCAAACAACCGGTCAATCTCCCGCCAATCCCTCAAGGCTTTATCCAAATTTTCAACCTGTGTTAAGCATTTCATGATCTTCGGAGCCGCTTCGTTTGGCTTACTTATCCGGCCCCCAAATTTCTTATATACAAATTCCTTCTCATTTAGTGTTTCGTTTTTATCTTTATCTTTCGGCTTCCAGGTTAACTTTGTATATTTAGTATAATCCTGCGGGTCTGTTTCCACTTTATATTTCTTATCTGTCCAGCTTATAAACCGGACTGTTATCATATCAACATCTTTATCATCTACTTTCACTTTATCATGCGCAAGTTTCAGGGCAATTTTCCCCTCAATCTCAGCCTCTTTTGCAAACTCCTGAACTATCTCCTGGTCTAAATCATTATATTCTAAAAATCGTTTAGTCCATTCCACTTCCGCTTCTGCGCCTTCCTCAACCTCTACAACCTCCAGTCCTTCGCCTATAATAAAAGCAGCCCGGAGGTCAATAATACTCCCCGCTTGCAGTACGCCCCAATCAGCGGTTCCGACATATTTATTATTTATCTCCTCAACCGCGCCTGAATAAGATGTATATTTATTCCCGACATAGCTTGATTTCGCTTCAGTCAGACTTAATAGATTATTTTTTACAAGCGCTTGGAGTTTTTTAACCTGCGTTTCAAGTCGTTCATGCCTGCCCTTCTGGAATTGCAGCCGTGTGCGCATTGCCTGGACATTTGTAATATCTTTAATCCCTTTAAAAATATTCATTAGTACACTGCCCCCCCTACCATTTCAGCAAATGCCTGCTCCGGCACTCTGCAATGAGTATCAATACCATATCTGACCGCATCCATATGATGATTGTTGATTTTCACTGGCTCTGGCAATGGATTCCCCTCTTTATCCTCTTTATATTTATATCGCTTTCGTTCGCTTTCAATATGCTCAGACCCTTTTATAATATGTATCGTTTTACTCTTTAAAAAATCTATGCCAGCTCTTACTGAATCCGGCCCTTTCTGACATGGCTTTATATTAAATCCCATCTCTGCGATCTCATCAATCGACTTAGGCTCGGCTGAATCTGCATATATATCCTCATATTCTGCTATACCTTTCTCTTTCATCTTAAATCCTAATTTCTGATTTGTCAACTTTGTTTCATGAATTACTTCCTCCAGCCAGAACTCATCAGCCTTCCGGTATATCCGGTCTAGTGCTGCAGGATCTACGCTATACCCGAAATCAAGCCC